ATGCAGGAACGATTCGCGGGCCAGGCCGAAGCCTATGGCAATACCTACGCCGGGCAGCAAGAGAAAATGCAGATCGCCATGGGCAACCTCAAGGAAACCATCGGCGGGCTGGTGCTCCCGATCATGACCCGGCTGGCCGAGACGATGGCCGACCTGGCGCAGCGCGCCATGCCCTACGTCGAGGCGGCGATCGCGGCCCTCACCCCGGCGTTCCAGGGGCTGGAATTCGTTGTCAACGCCATCTCCAGCGTGTTCATGGGGCTGGGCAACGAGGTGCCATGGGAGGACGTGCTCCCGGCCTGGCTCGCCGACATCGCCTACCAGATTTCTGACGCCTTTGCGAATATCGGCGTTACCTCACAGGCGACCTTCCCCATGGTACAGGGTCTGATTGCCGACGCCACTGCGCTGTTCCAGGAAAAGTTCGCCTTCATCAAGGATTGGATCGATGCGAACCTGCCCCTGATCCAGCTCACGATCACGACTGTGCTCAATGCCATTCGTGTCGTGTGGGAGACCGTGTGGCCACTGCTTCAGACCATCCTGATGGGCGTATGGGAAAACATCAAGCTCATCATCTCCTCGGCCATCGACATCGTGCTCGGCATTATCCAGCTGGCCATGAACCTGATCACCGGAAACTGGCAAGGGGCGTGGGACAGCATCAAGTTCATCTTTGAGACCGTGTGGAACCTGATCGTGGGCATGCTGACCAACTACCTGAATACGATCCTGGGCCTGCTGGGCACCAACCTGACCGAGGTGAGCGCGGCCATCACCACGACGTGGAACAACATCGTCAGCTTTTTCACCACAACCTGGTCCACGATCCAGTCCGTATTCAGCGGCGCCCTGAACAGCGTGCTGACGGCCGTGGGGCGGACCTGGGCCAACATCTGGAGCGCGACCACGGACGCCTGGCAGACTATCGTGGCGTGGCTGGGCAACAAGGTGAGCGGGATTTGGCAGAACGCCATCAAGCCGGGGCTGGACCTGGTGTGGACCAACGTGCGCACGTTCTGGACCACGCTGTTCGACAACATCCACATCAAGACGCCACACTTTAAGATCAAGTGGCAGGACGTGTTCGGCGTCAACATCCCGGTGGGCGTGTCGGTGAGTTGGTACGGCAAGGGTGGCGACTTTATGGCCAACGGGCCGATGCTTATCGGCGTCGGCGAGGCGGGCCCGGAGCGGGTGCAGATCACACCGATGGGCGGCCCGCGGGCGGGGTCGACAAGCGGGGGCAACGGCGGCGCGACCTGGCAGCTCACGTACATCGACCAGCGCCCCCAGGGCGGGCCGCCGAATATCCTCAGTGTGGCGCGCCGGCTGGAATGGGAAGCGCAGATGAGGGGCTAGATGACGGGCTATACCCTGAGCTACATCGATCCGGACGACAATGAATATGCCCTGAACGACGGGACCCACGCGATCCTGAAAGCCAACGGGCTGCGCGGGTTCGGGCAGCTGCGCGCCGAGGATGTGCAGGAGCGTGTGCCCTACACGGACGGGGTAGAGCTTTCGGGCAACGAGCCCTACACCGGGCCGCGAGAGATGGGCGTCGCGCTGCAAGTGCTGAGCGATAGCTATTCTGCCTGGGTAGCGCTGAAACAGGCCCTGATCCACAACGCCTCGCCGTACAAGTCGAACGGCGCGCTGGGCAAGCTCAAGATCGTCACGCCGAACAGCCTCACGCGGCACATCGATTGCCGGCTGGTGGAGTTCCCCGATCCCGAGATGGACGGGCCTTTCGCCGGGCTGTGCATCCCGACGTTCTATGCGCCCTACCCGCACTTTTACGACCCCACGGCGCAGACAACAGTCCTCACCGTATCCGGCGATGGGGGCGTGACGTTCCCGATCACTTTCCCCATCACCTTCAGCTCCGCCGATGTGGATGAGACCATCGTCGTGGAAAACACCGGCGATGTGCCGACGTGGCCCACGATCCGGGTGTATGGGCCGGGCGATAACCCGTCGTTCTACAACACGACCATCGGCAAAACGATGTCCATCACCAAGACCATGGACGCCGGCGATTACCTGGACATCGACATGGAAGCGGGGACGATCAGCTTCTACGATTTCAGCGCGGGCACGACCACAAGCGCCCTGGTCAGCATGGACGCTACGGCGGAATTCTGGGCCCTGGCCGTGGGGACGAACACGATCGAGGTGGACATCGCCAACGTGGGCAACGGCTCGGCAGTGTTCACCTACTATTTGCGATACCTGGCGGTGTAACCATGACAGTGGCAGTACCTATCCCGGCGACAGGCTCAGCGCACAGCGCGAGCGCATTCGACGACATCTTTGACGGTATGTTGCGGGCGCTGGGCTATGACCCCACCACCTCCAATGTGCTGCGCACCAACGCCTGGGGGCTGAACACGCTGGCGGTGACGGGGACCTCCAGTCCGCTGGACATCGCCACCGGCGCAGCGATCGTCAACGGCAAGCTGATCAAAGTGACGGCAGCGGAGACGGAGGCCGTGCCCACACCGGCGGCGGCGACGCGCATCGACCGGATCGTGATCAACATCGATTACACCTCCACTCCTGAGGTGGCGACGATCGCGCGCGTAGCCGGAGCGGAAGGGGGCGCGGCGCCGGCGCTGACCCAAACCGACGGGACGACCTGGCAAGTCAGCCTGGCGCAGGCCTCGATCACCACGGCAGGCGTCATCACCGTGACGGATGAGCGCACGTACCTGGGCGATGCGGCGCTAGCAGCGAGTGCGGCAGGGCGCGCGCGCATGGCGGACGGGTTTTTCGACGCGGCGACGGCGCTGGCCAAATTCGCCGCGGACTCGATTACGAACGCGGTGCTGCTGGATGCGGTGCAGGATGGGGCATTCGTGGCGGACGCAGCGACCAGGGCCCTGTTTGCGGCGGGATTCGTGGACGCGGGGCTGATCGCCAACCGCACGCGGATCGTACACATCCCCTGCACCAGCGGGTGGAACCTGGCCCCGGCAGAGATCGACCGCAAGAACACGCACCCGTACGGGCTGCCGATGGCCGACAACACGAGCACGCAGTGCTTTGGCTATTTCTACCTGCCCAGCGATTACGTGGGCGACGGCGTGCTGATCCCGGTGGTTTACGCGGGCGGCACAGGCAACCTGTACGGCAACCAAACGATCTATTTTGGGGCCACCGGGGAGACGCCGGGGAACGTGGCGACGGCCAGCACGACACAAGCCGTTACCAACACCAAGCTCACCGAATGCACGAGCCTCCAGACTGCCCTCACCGGTGTGAACGCCGGTGACCATTGCATGATCGTGTTTCAGCGGTTGGGGGCGAACGCGAGCGATACGGTGGGAGCGGAGTGCGAGTTCGTGGGCTGGGTGCTCTCCTATACGGCGGACAGCTAGCACATGGCGACCTACCAGATCTGGGCGCTCAACGACAACTACAGCCGCGCGGTGTTCCTGGCCAACGCGGGCAACGAGCGCACCTGGTCGAAGCTGGAATACGGCCAGGAGCTGAACGCCATGCGCGGCGCGGTGATCGACCTGGTGCCGAGCTCATCAAAAATTGCCAGCCTGGGCACCATGAAGCGCATCCTGATCTATCGAGACGGCGCCATTGTGTTCGGCGGGCTCATCGTGCGCGTGGGCTGGGAGATTGGGCAGGAGGCGCCGCAGGGGGACACCTACCAGATCGCGGCGCTGGATTATGGCTGCTATGCCAAGTGGCGCGTGGTGATCCCGGACGCGGCCGCGGAGTACGACGAGGTGACGGACCACCTGGACGACGCCGCGAAAGCGTATGTGGCCAACCACGCGGGCTCGGGCGCCGCGGCCGCGCGGCAGTTCTCGGACCTCAGCGTCGAAGCCGACGAGGCGGCCGTAGCCAGCGACACGGTGCAGGCGCGGTACGACAACCTGCTGGGGCTGCTGCAGGAGCTGGGCGACAAGGGCGCGTTCGACTGGCGCTTTGTGCCCTCGGCCACGGGCGTGGCCTTTCAGACGGCCTACCCCTACTGGGGGCTGGATAGAACGAAGGGCAACGGGGTCAATGCGGAGATGGTCATCAGCATCGACCGGCGCAACTGGCGCGAGGTGTCGTTCAGCGAGGATCTGACCGAGCATTACAACTTCATGTACGTGGCCGGCCAGGGCGAGGGGGTCAACCGCGAAATCGTCGAGCGCAGCACGGCCGGGGACATTACGGCCTACAAGCGGCGCGAGCTGTTCGTCGATGCGCGAGACCTGGAGCTGACGAGCGCCCTGCAGCTGCGCGGCGATGCCAAGCTCGCGGAGTACAAGCCGGTGGTCGAGCTGAGCGGCGCGCCGCTCACATCGACCTGGAAAAGCGGGTGGGACCTGGGAGACCAGATCACCATCTACGCCAATCGCTATGGGCGCACGTTCTCAGAGGACGCCCAATGCCGGGCCATCGATGTGACGGTGGACAGCGACGGGCGCGAGACGGTCACAGGGACGTTCAAGGTAATATGAGAGATATCCTGGATCGCATCGCGGATCTGGACAAGCGGCTGCGCAAGCTGGAAGCCTCGGGTGGGAGCGGGCTGAGCGGCACGGACCAGACCATTGCCGGGAGCCATGATAGGTTGGACGCGCTGCTGGGGGCGGGGGTGGCCTCGGCCAACCTGGTGAGCGGGGTGGCGATCGGGACGAACGTGATCCTGGCGACAATCCGCAAAACGGGGATTGCGGACAACGTGGCCACGGGGATATTCAGCGTGACGACGCCCAACCCCGCGGGGTCGAACGACGGCGGGGCGTATACCTGCCGGGTGTTCACGACGGTGACGCACCTGGCCACGGCGACGAGCACGAACGCGGCGGTCGAGGCAAACGACATCATTTTCCAGGCCGTGGGCAAAAATGACGGTACGAGCGCCACAGCGATAGGAGAAATCACCGAGGGGGGGACCAGCGCGACGGATGGAGCGACGCGGAGCATCGGGGCGGTGACGCCGAGCCTGAACGCGGCGAGCGCATACCAGACCGATTTCAGGCTGACCGTCGACTTGACGGGGACGGATGTGCAGACCGCCGAGGCGACGTGTTTTATCGTGCTGATCTGGAGTGGGTACGGAAGCGCGCCGGTGATCGCGGCGCTATAGTCCCTAGGTTGAACCCTGGGACAACGTGCCCACGAAACGTGGGCAGGCGAAGGCCCCCTGCGGGGCCTGGGGATTGGAGGAGAGGGTGAGACGGATCGTCCTGATTGTGGTGTTGGTGATGCTGGCGGCCTGGCCGGTGTGGGCAGATGGCGCGACAGATGAGGCCGGCGGGGCGCTCACTTGCACGGGCGGGTGCTATGGGAGCGCGGCGACGTGCTCGTCGGTGGCCTGCGGGGGCAAGCCGTGCGTCAAGGTCGGCGCGCCGGAATGCTCGTGGTTGGCGTACAAGTGCTGTGCGGCAGCGGTGGCCACGGTGACGCCGACGGCGACAGCCACGAGGACGGCGACGCGGACCGCGACAGCGGCGCCCAGCGCGACGGGGACGAGTGCGCCGAANNTGGCCACGACGGCCCCGAGCGCGACGCCAGAGCCAACGAGCACGCCCGCACCAACGAGCGAGCCGGTGCCGGTGGCCTCGGGCGGGGTGCATGATGCGCGCGACTATGGGGCCATTTGCGATGGGCGGAGCCACGTGGGCGCGGATGGACGGGAGGCGGACTGGCGCGGTATCCAGGAGGCGCTGAATGCGGCGCAGGCCGGGGGCGGCGGTGTGGTGAAGCTGGGGCGCGGGGTGTGCCTGGTGGATCGGCCGGTGGTGATACCGTACACGGACGCCTGGGGGCGCGCGGGGATCACGCTGCGCGGTGCGGGCGGCGGGTACGTGTCGATCATCCGCAAGACGACGAACACGGTGGGCGATTTTGAGCGGCAGGCGTCGAATGGGCGCGTGGACAGTTACCAGGTGGACGCCATCCTCATGGTGGACCATCCCGACGGGACGATCAACCGGCATGTGGGGATCGAGTCGGTGATGCTGGAGAGCGGCGCGCCGGAGCCGGTGAGCGTGGGGATTTACGCGCCGCGGATGAGCTATGCGCTG